ATCTTAAATTGATCTGTACTGTAATTTTTAACATATCTTTTATAATAATCTAATCTTCCGCACTTAATGTCATCAATAATCATTAATGTTGCATCTTGAATATCATATGGAACAACCTTGTATCCAGTTTCTGCTAAAATAATATAATCTGCACCCTCAGAAAATGCTACGCCTGGAACAATGGTTTGAGTGTTTCCGCTATCTTCTGTATCAAACAAACTCATAGAATCAGATACGCCTACTGGTATACGAGAGTATCTTCTTTCTGCACGATTTATAGAATCAACATTTTCAAGTGGATCTTTAGTAATTGCAGTTTTATCTTTAGTAATTAAGAAAGTATACTCTACTAGCGCTGGTCCATCTTCAGCATCTATATCATATACAAGTTCTGCATTTTCATATACCTTTAAAAGTTTATGTGTTTTTTTCCAAAGCGGTAGATAGTCATTTCCTTGACCAACAACTTCTAAATAAGTTCTATCATAATAAAATCCACCAGCAATACTATCAATTATTGCTCTTGCTAAATTTTCATAACCTTTATACAAGGCTATGTCTGATGCTGTTCCAGATGTAGCAAGTGGTGTTGGGTCTACATAAGGTCTCATAATTTCTAGATTATCCTCTACAACAACATCTCCACGAACAAGAGTTTCTCCAGATGATCCACCGTCTTCGTATATTGTTAATGCATATGATTTATCATACTTTACAAAATTACCGTCTAAAGAATAAGTAATTTCTTTATTAGCATTAGATTCTACAGCCTCTTCAACTTCAGTTTGCTCTGCAACATTTTCAATAACAATAATGTAATCAGCGTTGGCATCTGGAACTGTATAGGTTACAGAAAGTGGGTATGGTGGAAGACGTAATATCTGCATTTTTATTTACCGTAGTATGAGGCTACTTCTTCTGGTGGTGCAATGCGTACCAGTTTGTGTGTTAGCCACTTTTCCGATGCCTCCTTTGAGACGATGTTGTATCCTACTTTTAAAGCCCCTAGATTATCCATATGTAGGTTTCTTTGTGAATATAGGGCTACTTTATTTACTAATGTTTTTGCTTTGTCTATTTCTTCTACCCGCTCTTCTTTGCTTACTGGTGGAATCCAACTAGCAAGAATCTCTAGTATTTCAAGTTTAGTATTTGCGTCAAATAATTCTATGTTATTTTTCTTTGCATATGCTTTTAATGCCATTACAGTTTTAGTAGATAACTCTTCAATTGTTAAATTCATAATTCTCCTGTGCTCATTTGTAATTATACCAGAATAAGAATAAGGCGGGTAGTTTTTTACGCTACCCGCCCTAATATTTGATCTTTTAGATCTTAGGAGTCAGCACTATCTGAGTCGACATAAGCGACTGCATCTAGTTCTTCCCATTGGATACCAAAGCGTACGAATACTGTGTATTCAATTGTATCTTTCTTTGGCTTGTATTCACGGTTTACAGTGATGTCTCTCTGGAAGCCCCATACACGGTTCTGAGGGAATGTCAAATCGACATAACCTGCAGGGTAGTAAGGAACCTCAAGAACGTCTACACCAAGTACACGAGTGGTACGAGAGTTGCCAAGGGTCTGTGCTCCGCCATCAAGGAATTCTTGACGGTTGGCTTGAGTGCTACCAATTCTATCAGCAAATGCTGAAGAAATAGCGTCTGCAAGAGTACCATTGTTACGAACAATACCAGCAAAAGCATCAGTACCTGCATAGAACTTAAGGTTTGACTTAAGTGCACGGTACTTACGAGGCATTGCTAATAGCAAACCTTGCATTACTGTTGTTGTGTAGTTGTCATCTGTAACTGTTGCAGCATATTCGTGAGCAGCATTTCCTACTGTTCCACGAGTTTGCTTTACGAAACCAGCCATGATTGAAAGGAAGGCATCTGCGCCTGTTCCTAAACCATTGATAGCAAGATCTTCAATATCGTTTGCGAATGCATTGGTCATCAAGCGAACTAGATGATCTTCAAGTGCTCCACCTTCAATATTGTCTTCAAGTGCTTCTGTTGATACTTCCCAATCAAGACGAATCTTCTTGGTAGTTAATTCAACCTTTGTAAAAGTTGCGCCGACGTTTGTGTAATCTGGTGTACCTTGTGCTGCTGCACGGATTACACGCTCTCCAACGTTGACCTTTTCGATCTCCATTGTATTGGCACGCATTGTAACTCTACGACCATCTTTAGCGAGAACTGTTGCATCCCACACATAGTCGATGAATCTACGAGCCTGCTCTGGTGCTAGAATACCACCTGCAGAACCAGTTGGGTTTACTGCATTTGCTCCAGATGTTGATCCGAATCCTGCAGTAGCAGTGTTACCAAGTTGAGATCCTACAGATGATCCTGCAGAGTTCAAACCTGTTGCACTACCTACACCACCTGATACAAGTGAGCCTTCTGAGTTAATTTCAGCGCCTGCGCTTGCACCTGGATAGTTTTTTTCTAGGTCTTTATTTTGTTCCGACATTATTTTTCACCTCCTAGTGATTTTATTGGTTATTTAAATAGGTCGGTTGATGTGAGGAAACGACCGCCCCATAGGGATTTCTGAACTTTTGAGGGTTCAAACTGCACGATCTCGCCTAGATCGCCAGACTTGCGGAAAGCGGTGTCTTGCTCTACAAGATCTACACGCTTACCAAACTCATTAAAAACTCCCTTAACATTGTTTACTTCTGCGGATACGGTTTTAACCTCACCTGATACATTGTCAAGAGATTTACTTAATGCAACTACCTGCTCATGAAGAGACTTAACGGTTGATGCTAGATCGCCAAAGGCATTTGTAAGAGAGTTCTTGATTTCTGCAACTGCCTCAACAATTGCTTCATTAGATTTTTCAACAACAGTATCTACTGATGCTACCTCTCCCTCTTCTGTTTTTGTAACAGAAGAATCTGCACTACCATTTTCTGATTTAGCAATAGCAAGTTCTTCAACTGCTGGTGCTGCCTCATTAACTGCAGGGGCTTCTGTTGCTTCTGCAACAATTTTTTCTGCTTCTGCAACTACTTCTTGAGTTGCTTCTGCAACAACCTCTGCTGGCTGTGCCTCTGGAGCGACCTTTACTTCTTCAACTGCAGTTTCAACTACTGCGTCTGTTGCTTCAGTCATAGGACTAACCTCCTTTGTAATCTTAATTGTACTAATGCCTTTAGCACTATCAACTAAGAACTTTATTGTTTCTGTGTTATTCTTATCACCCTTTTCAATAAATCCAATATTTTGCATTGGCTTTCCAGATGTAGGGCTTACTTCGTTATCAGATTCTGAAACCATTACAATACCTGCTTCAGAATCCCAAAATACATTTTCAATTTCTGCCTTTGAAAGATATCCACCAATTACATTTTGACCATTAACTTTTTCAATGGATACAATGTTTGCAAATTGATTTGCTGGATTGTCAACCAAAGACAACTCATATAGATCATATTCTTTAATAATTCTAATGCTTTTCTTTAAATCATCATTATATGCATCATCCCAGGTTTTAATATTTCCACCAATTGAAAAACCTTTATAGGTTCCATCTAGAACCTTTTCCCAAGCGTCTTGTGCACCTTTTGAAACATATGCAGAGACATAAACTCCACTATAAAACTTTTTTGCATTTGGATCAAAATAACGATCTTCTTTAAATGATACAATTTTTCCAACTGCAGATGGTTGGTGCATTTCTCTTAAGTTGCCCCTAAAATTTTTAAATGCTTCAACGCTAGACTCAGTTGTTACGATATCGCCTTGCCTATCAACATTATCGAGTGTTGCAAAGCCAGATACCATGCGGCGCTCTACATCTACTTTGCCAATAGGCATTGAAAGACGAACGCTGTCGCCATTAGTTTCCCAATGTGCCTTATTTATAAACATATCGTTACCATTATACCAAAGTATTTTACGACTATCTCATTTATTGAGATGATCTACCTTCACCCTGTGGATTACGACCAGAGATGGTTGTTGGAGAGTCAGAGTTGTTGTTGGTTCGTTCTGAATCTCTTTGACGGTTCCTTGCCGAATTTGCCCTAGTATCGGTTGATTGCCTTGGGGACATAACAAATGGCTCATCCCCATCTGGTCTTTGTGGCAAGTCTAACTTTTCACGAGCCTCATTTGGAGTCATAACCTGTGTTTTTACATATCGCTCAAGAATTTGAGACTGAGCAATTTCATCTGTTAAGGTTAACTCATTAAACTTAAGTTCTAGGATATCTGTTTTTTCTCTAATAATTTTATTAACAACCTTTTCTAAATGCTTTTGGGCTGGACGAGATACCTGCTCTTTAAAGGTACGATCCTGTGAAAGAGCAGCAGCAATACCTGAGTCAGCACCGCCAAGTTTAGAAATAGGGACTTGGTGAGCGATGAGAATGTCATCTCTATTTTGTTTACGATACTCTTTAAAAGAACCTTCTTGAACGCCACTTTCAATAGGTTCCATTTTAAACTCAACCTTATTGTTTTCTGTGTCTCCAGGAAGCGGGATATAAAGTGTTCTATGGGATTGAGACTTAAGACCAGTTTGTAAAAATCTAAACATTTTGTCTTCGCCTTCAGAAGATAGTTTTGCACCCTTTAGAGTTACTATGTATCTTGGAACAGCCTTATTTTCAAAGTAATCAATATTGTATTGTGATGCAAGTTGGTCTCCAATTAGGGATGGCATTGCTGCAACAATATCTGGAATTCCATAAAATGTGTTTAATGGAGAGTATTCTTTATAGTGAATAATCTCATTTGGACGTGGATCTGCTGTCATTGGGTTTTTATTTTTTGCTCCAAAGTTTCTAAAATAAACCACAGAGTTACCAATAATTTGTACGAATCCATCATGTAAGCGACGTACACGAACTGTTGTTGCTGGAATATGACCTAAATATCCAATTTCACCAGTTACTGTTCTTCCTACTTCAAGAAATCCATTACCTGTAGCCTGAACATCTGTATAAAACTTTTCCATTGTTTTTGTAAATGAATCGTCGTCATTAAGGTTTTCTAGCCAGTCACGTAATTCAAGTTTCATTCTTTCTATACGATTACGAGCACGATCTACCATACCTTGATCATCACTCATTTCAAACCTTAGCATTGTTCTATCTGCAATATCAAAGCGGTATCCAAGACCAACAACATTTTCTACCTTAGCATCAATAGCGGCATGGTTAGCAAATGATGTATCATAGAAATTTGCTAGTTCGTACATGTTATATGGAGGGGTAATTACGTCAAATAGTCCGTAGCCATTTCTATATACCGTGCCAGGATTAATCTGTTTTGAACTTGCATCTACTCCAGATGGAGTTGCATTAGCAGAATCAAGATATTCATTTGTTGCAAATGTCATTGCTTTTGTTACATTCCGTGCAGTTTTTCTACGGAAATTTTGATCTAATCCGCTAAAATCTTTTAACTGATCCCAAGATTTATTAAATGGATCTTGCTGTACAAAAATATTTTCTTGTTCTGGCTGTGTGTTTAAGCCAACTCTTACATACTCTTCACTCATCGCTACCATACTTATCATAGGTTTGTCGTGCTGCTACCCAGGCACCATGATCATTCATGGAAGGAATTAAACCATTCTTCATTCTATCTAGTTGTTCAGAATGCTCTTCCTCGCTAATTCTTGTTAATCCAGGTACAAATACTGCCTTGCCTTCTCCGTCATCTCCATAATGCATTGCAACTTTTCTTAGTTCTGCAATCTTAGAAATATCTCCACGCTCTGCTGGAATGTTTAACACGCTACCAGTGCCGTCAGTAAACCAAGCACCATTAGACTTTTTGTACACATATAAGCCCCAATTATAGTCTTTTTCTATTACTTTGCGCCGAACATTGCCAACTTTTTTAAGAATCTCATTATCCATAACCATCAGTATACCATATTACAGTGCTGAAGCGGTATTTGTTGACCAACTAACATTTTGATGTATTTTCATTTTATCTGAATCTAGACTTAAGCCATTGTCATCATCAAAAACTATTTTATTTGTTCCAAGATAGGTTTTATACACATCTGATGGATTTACACCGTATAAGTCTGTTGATCCTATCACTAATGTTTCATTCCATGTAAAAGAGTTCTTCCAGTATGCCCAATCAAAATTAGTCACCCCATCTGTTTCAACCCTTATCCATGGTCTTGTAATTGTTTTTTGAATTTGTTGTAAATTGTTTGCTTGATAAAAAGAAACATTATTAAATAAAACTGGACCATTGATATTTATTGATCCTAAAAATTCATCAAAATCAAGGGCAGAGGCAAATGACACACCTAAGACTCCCCACTCTTTAGAGGTTAAAATTGGCTCCCTAACCACTATGCCATTCCAATAATAAACCATATTATCAATAACTTCATTATTTAAAAGACTTTTTGCAAAAATCCTTGCTCTTAAACCAGTGTCGCTATCTGCTACTATATAAAACTTTATTGTATCTTGCTTATAAATAATTTCAAATAGTTCTGTTGGAACTGCGGGAAATTCTGTTTCGGAATATCTTACCCACATTTGAACAGCGCTTACTAAATATTCTGAAGATAATGTTTGGTTTACTGGCAAAGAAATTCCACGACTCTCTAAAGATAAGATCTCTCCACGCACCTGTATTCCAGAATCTTTTGTTAGATATAGATATGGTGTACTACCTTTATAAATAGTAAATGGATTTTTTGACTTATAATCAAAATAGATACCAGATCGTTTATATGGGAATAAGTCAATACCAAATCTAGTGCCAATAGGATTAAATGAATTATCGTTAAATGCTTGAGAAGCAATTTCTAACTTACTTAATAAAACTGGCTTATTTAATATTCCACGAACATTAAACTCTAAATGGTAAACTACCGCCAACTCATTAAAATCTACAGTTTTGGTTGGATAAATAAGTGCATTATTAATAACTTCAAACTTTGTGGTTTCCCAATTTGGATATTCATCAATATCAATAATAGAGTCACGGAAAACTGGTTCTATTGTTGTAAAATTACTATCAAGTAGGTTTGCGCCATCTTCTACATATTGTAGAGTTACATAACTTTTAATTACAGAATTTGTAGTGTCATATGTGTATGTTTTTGTAGCCCTTTGTTCTACATCTTCATAATTATTCCATCCAGTTAATAGTTGATTATCAAAATCATAATATGATCTTTGTACTGGTTGAAAGTAACTTTGGTATAAATCTTCATAGGTCCACGATGATATTTCTTCATCTTCAACTAAAACTGTAGGTGATGGGGCACTAATATTAAATTGTAAAAAATCTAAATCATAAAATTGATTTCCTGCATCATTAGTTACATATTGAGCAAAATATGATAATGGAAGATAGTCTTGCCAAGAGCCAGAAACCCCTATGTCTAAAAAGTATGACCCATATGACTCTAATGGTAAAAGGGTATAACTTGCTAGATGCTCAACTAAGGCAATTGCATTTTCTTCTTCTACTACTCCGCTAACTGATAAGTCATCAAATATTGCAATACCGTCGTCATTAAAATAATCAGATATCAATAATGAATTTTTTAAAGTTGAAAAACCAACAGAGTATATTCTTCCTAAAAATGTTCCTGATAATGTTCCGTCTCCGCCTATATACAGTTTTAAAGAATTTCTATTTCCAAAAAATGTAGCAATGTTTCCTCCATAAGTATCTATTAAAGAATTTATGTTTATGCCAACCGAAAAAAGTTGATGTTCTTCAATTATTTCAGAAGTATATATGGTTTCATCTACTCCGTTATAATTTAAAATGTAAGAGATTATGTTTTCACTTTGTTCAATTAAAAAATAATTACTATTAATAGAATTGTAT